CACTGCGGCCAATATATCACCGCGTTCTTGCCCAAGAATGGACACGTAAAATATCGGAGCGTGAAGCTCTTGATATTTGGTGGAATGGCTACCAAAAGAGTCAACGACTCGGGCGTGAGGCCCAATGGAATCATGATGAGCTTGATGAAGCTTGTTCTTTGGTTCTTGAACAACTCAAGACCAGAATCGAGCCCTTAACTCCAATTCCATTGTCCCAAACCCGTGACACCTTCGTAGATCTCAGTAAGTCGGCTGGTCACTGTTTTCACGGACATTACCAGTGTAAACGGGAAATTCCTTTTGAGGAACTTATGACCGCGGAGAGTGTGTTAAAGACTGGTCTACCATCAGACCTACCTCCTTATATGATTGCCTTCCGTTCTCAAATAAGGAAACGCACTCCCAAGCACAGGGTGATCTTGGTTTCTCCCGGACCCTTAGCTATGGTTGAGAAGAGGTTTGCTTATCCTCTGCAAAAAGCAATGGAGACTGCCCTTTATCCAAGACCATGGGCATCTGGCTGGAATTGGTTTAGCTCAGGCGGAAACCAAGTTTCTAAGTTTATCGAATCTGACAAAACTATTTCGCTTGATTATCAGAATTTCGATTTCTCAGCCCCTCCATTTCTCATCCGCAAGGTCTTTAACGTGATTTCAAAATTATTTAAAATGACTACTGAGGAACAGCGAATCTACGGAGGTATCGTGAACTCTCATTGCTCGTCAAGTGCTAAAATTCATGATCAAGTTTACCACCTAACAGGAGGTATACGTACTGGATCTTCGTTCACACATATTGTGGGAACAATCCTATGTATGATCATGATCAAGTACATTATTGGCGATGTGCCTTCCATTAGTTATGGTGATGATTCTATGGTCATTACAGACAAGAGTCTGCCGATGATTTTGAATCTCGCGAAAACCAAATCCAATTTTCGCTTTTCAGACACTAAAAGTGTACGAGGAGTAAATTGGCTGGGTTTCAAGTGGCGTTATGATCGTTGGATCTTGGAGAATCAGGATAGACGATGGGCGCAGTTCTTTTGGCCCGAACGACCCGGATCGCCAATCGCGCGCTTACAGTGCATGCTATTAAACTGTTTATCCGATCCTATGCGGTTAACGTTACGAAAGGCTCTTATAGAGCTTAAAGCTGAGTTGGTCACAGCTGAAACGGTTGAAAAAATGGCAGGAAAC